ATTTCTCCTGATAGATTAAGAGCTCAAATAGATAAATAAAAAGAAAAAGGTTAAAGATGGCAGACTCAGATCCAAAAATGGCACCCCATAATGTAGAAAGCCAAGGATTCGCTAGTGGAAGTGTAGTAGGACAGTATGATGTAAGCGGTCAAGCAAGAAAAAAAGCTGCTGCGAACACAAATGATTCACAATCTCCACTTGCCGCTGGTTAAAAAGAATCCAAAAAACTATCAAGGCCCTCAAAAGGGTCTTTTTTTGTGTCTAAATAGATTTGAATAATAGTAAATCATGACTAGAATGGAAGATTGGGACAAATCTTACGACGATTTTTATATAAAATCCGAAAAAGATAAGAAAAAAGATGATTTGTTGCGTGAAGTCGTAGGTGATTATCTAAATGATACGGAAAAAAAGCAACTTCTTGACGAATAATGGCGAAAGTAGACAGAACACTCGTTAATAGAACTCCATTTAGAGATATTAGTCTATCATTTGGTCGCCATCCTGTGACTAATGATATTGGTGTCTTCATAAATGAAGATGCAATTAAGAGATCTGTCCAAAATTTAGTAAGAACAAGGATCGGTGAGAGATTTTATCAGAAATCATTAGGTAGTCCTCTTGAAGATAGTCTCTTTGAGCAACAAGATCCCGATACTGCCCAAGTTTTAGAGGATGATATAAAACTTTTACTAGACAATTACGAACCTAGAGTAAAGAATTGCCAAGTAGTAGTGAGTTATCCCTTAGATACTAATGAATTAAACGTATCTATCCAGTACGATGTTACTGGGATGCAGTTTCCACAGCAAAATATAGAATTTATTCTTCAATCAACTAGAGTATAATGTCATTTAATCAGTTTACAAACCTAGATTTTGCTGAGCTTAGAGCTCAGATTAAAGATTACCTTCGATTGAACAGTGATTTTGCTGATTTTGACTTTGAAGGGTCTAACTTTTCTACATTAATTGACCTTTTAGCGTATAACTCTTACATTACTGCTTACAATACTAACATGGCAGTCAATGAATGTTTCCTTGACAGTGCTACATTGCGTGAAAACGTCGTTTCTCTCGCTAGAAATATCGGTTATGTACCAAGATCCACTAGAGCTGCACAAGCTGTAGTCAATTTTAGTGTAGATTTAGGTACAAATGATACGAAAGTCTTAACTTTGAAAGCTGGGCAAGTTGCTTTAGGTAGTCAGTCAGGAGGTAATTACATTTTTTCTCTTCCAGACGACTTTGTAGCTACAACAAGTGATAATAATACCGCTACTTTTAATAATTTAACAATTTACGAAGGAATTTATCTTCAAAAAACATTTTCAATTGATTATTCTCAACCAAATCAGAGATATATTCTTCCAAATGGAAATATTGACACGACTTCCATCCGTGTAACTGTATCTTCGACCACAGATGAGATTTATACGCTCTATGATAACATTTTAAGAGTGGATGCTACCTCTAAATTGTTCCTAATTCAAGAAATTGAAGATGAACAGTATGAAATCTTGTTTGGTGATGGAATTATTGGTAAAAAACCGCCAGCTGGAGCATTAGTAACTGTAACTTATATCGTCACTAACGGAAAAAGTGGAAATGGAGCTAGAAATTTCTCATTTGTCGGTATTTTAAAAGATGATACCGATACAACAGTCACATCTGGTATATCGGCTCTAACAACATCTCAAAAATCCGATATGGGAGACAATATTGAAGATGTTAGTTCAATTAAATATCTGGCACCTCGTATATACTCCTCACAATACCGTGCCGTAACCGCAAATGACTACACAGGTATAATTCCATTCGTTTATCCTAACGTTGAATCAGTGACTGCCTACGGTGGAGAGGAGTTAGATCCACCTGAGTATGGAAAAGTGTTTATTTCTATCAAACCCAAGAATGGTTCTTTCCTTTCACAGATTACAAAAGATGATATCTCTAGACAACTTAAACAATATTCCATTGCTGGTATCAAACCCGAAATTATTGATCTTAAATATCTTTATGTTGAAGTCGATACTTCTGTCTACTATAATACTAATGCAACGAGCGATGCAACAGAATTAATTAGTAGTGTTACTCAAGCTTTAACAACATACTCTAACTCATCCGATATTAATGCTTTTGGTGGTAGATTTAAGTATAGTAAAATTGTAGGACTGATAGATGACTCTGCTAGAGGAGTTACATCTAACATTACTAAAGTTAAGATGAGACGTAATATAACTCCTGAGTTAAACACTTTTGCAACATATGAACTTTGCTACGGAAATGCCTTTTATGAACAACCAAATGGATATGGCGTACGTTCTAGTGGATTTACTGTTAATGGCATAGACGGAATTCTATACATGGGTGATGTTCCTATCGCTGGAACAACTGTTGGAAAGATAGTTTTCTTTAAACTTGTAAATAACCTCCCATTGATCGTAAAGAATGATGCTGGTACTGTGGATTACATCCACGGAGAGATTAATTTGGATGTGGTAAATATAACAGGTGCATCATTAACAAGTGGAGTTATTGAAGTTGAAGCAATACCAGATTCTAACGATGTTATTGCTTTAAAAGATTTGTATTTACAATTAGATGTCTCAAACAGCACAGTTAAAGCTTTACCAGACGTTGTTTCCTCTGGAGAGAACACTTCTGCAACCGCATACGTTACAACATCAAGTTACGCTAGCGAATCAATCTATACACGATAAATGACAGATATAAAAAGGGTAAAAGTCTCTCATGTGATTGAATCACAGGTTCCTGAGTTTTTAAGTCAGGAGTCACCTCTTTTTGTCAGTTTTTTAAAAGCTTATTATAAATCACAAGAACATCAATCTGGTGTAGACGACTTAGCAAATAACTTATCTAAGTATAGACAGATTGAGGCATTCAATGCCGAGACCTTAGTTGTTAGTACTACACTAACAGATAACGTTTATGCTGGTGATTCCACTTTAACGGTAACTTCTACCACTGGATGGCCTGATAGTTACGGTTTATTGAAGATAGACAATGAGATTATTACATACACTAGCAAAACCGATACAACATTTGTTGGGTGTGCAAGAGGATTCAGTGGAATAGATCAAATATCAAAAACGGACGCAGCTGAGTTTCTTAATTTTGCAGAAACTAATGCTGAAGTGCATTTAATAGGTGCAACAGTTCAGAATTTAAGTAATTTATTTCTACAAACATTTTTTACTAAATTTAAGACAGAATTTTTACCTGGCTTTGAAAACAGATCATTTATATCGGGAACATCCGTTACTAATGTCCTAACAAGGGCAAAAGACTTCTATATGTCGAAGGGAACTGATTCTTCATATCAGATTCTATTCAAACTTCTCTATGGTGAGGATATTGAACTTATCAAACCAATAGAAAACACGATTGTTCCTTCAGATAACGTATATTTTAAAACTAAACACGTTCTTGTTGAAAATTTGTTTGGTGGACAACCATTAGAGACTATTGGTAACTTCTTATATCAAGATATTGCTGGAATTGGAACTGCGAGTGCTTCAATTTACAATGTAGAGTATAGACCAATCAATCAAACCGATTTTTATGAGATATCACTTGACTCAACATCATTTGACGGATCTTTTCAAGTGCCTGGTAAAACTAAATCATTAGAATTGACCGCAGCGGAAGCTCCAACACTAGTTGTTGACTCTACAGTAGGATTTGGACAAAGTGGCACTCTATTAGTCAAACCAAGAGACGGTGCAAACTTTTTAACTCTAAATTATACCGATAAAACTATAAATCAGTTTTTAGGCGTTACTGGTATCACAACTTCTTTGGTTTTTGGTGCTGACATACTTGAAAACAAATTGGCATACGCATATGCTGGTTTTGGTCAAACATCATTACTAGAATTCAGACTTGTTAACGTAATTGATGAAGTAGACACTTCTGACTCCACAAATATGCAAGTTGGAGACAGTCTTAAACTTCTTTCATTCGGTAAAGACTATGGAGATGATGCAAAATTCAATAATTGGATATACAACATTCCATCTAGTCATAATGTATCTAATATTAGTCAGGTAAACGTCAATACCTACAGAATTGTTATATTTGACTCATGTGTCTTTTACATTGATGAGGTTTTAATATTAAAGAACGATAGAGACGAGCAAACACAAATAACTGTCAAACAAATCGAATATGATTCAACAAATGTAGAACAGATCTATTCTAATACTATTGTTGTTCAAGCTTCAGGTAATATTCCTTTAAATGCTAATGTTATAACAAAAACTGTTACAAAGGCATCTCATAATTCTAACTACTTTACTGAAGTATCTAATTTCCCAGTAGGTATTCAAAACAGTTATATCGATAAAGATCAAAACTTCTTCTATGTAACTTCTTCTGGTCTACCAAACTATCCTATATTTGCGACAGACAATAAGGTATTTGTAAAAACAAGTTCTACCGAAGCCACAGACTCTTCTGGCACACCTTTACTTGGTGGTGGGTTTACTTATACTATTAAATCATTTGACCCTGCCTTTGTCGGTGCAGCTGCTAATGCATCACCTCTACCACACAACTATGTAACTGGTGATAAGATTTATTGGGACAATACAACTAACAGTGGAATCAATACTGGTGTTTACTTTGTAACTACTATCAACCAAACTGAATTTTACTTATCATTCAGTGGTTCTGATGTATTTGCTCAAAAATACATTGCAATAAGAACTTCAACTGACGGGCAGTACATATACAAGTCTGGTTGGGAAAACAAAACACTTAAAAATCAAAAAATAATTAGAAAGTATCCTTACATAAAACAAAAGGAACTATTTGATGATCCAAACAAGAGGGAAGTAAACAACCGTGGTATAGGGTTGATGGCTAATGGTGTAGAACTATTTCCTCCTACAGTCTTTGATGAACAAATTTTTCATGGTGATATAACCAGTATTAAAGTAACAAACCCAGGCACAGATTATGATGTTATTACTGG